CGTTCCTTTATTTTGGCTAGATGTTTTAGATATTGATATTCCACCAGTACCAGTTCTATCATTAAATATAGATGTAACTCCATTAGTAGTAAACTCAAAATCAAATACACTTCCACTTTCTATTACATAATTAAATATATGTGTTCCTATATTAACTCCTAAGTCAACTTCGTATGTATAAGATGAATTAGGTTTTATGTTTATCCAATCTATATGTTGACCACATAGCAACATACTTTTATATTCTTTTTCTTCATTAGATAAAGATAATATATACTCATCACGAACTGGATCAAAGCCAGCAGGTTTAAAATTAAGTTTATAATCTCTTAAGTTATCTCTAAACCAATCTTTCATTTTGTATTTAGATATTGGCTCTAATCCATCTCCTCCTAATCTTAATACAGCTCCTTTATTAGTATCTGTAAAATACAATGAATTAGCATAATAAGCAAAGCTCTCTGGGTTCTTACTTATACCCCACTCACCAGCAAAAGGAACTTCTTGACCAAGAACTTCTTCAATAGAAGATATTTGACCACCACCAACTGCATCGTAAAGAACATTTTTATTATATAAAACTCTATGTACCTTATCCTCTTGAAATATTATTAAATCATTATCCCTAGAGTGTATTTTTTGAATACTACCGTATTTATCATCTAAATCTTTATAGTTTCCTCTAGATAGATTAAATTCATTAAGTGAGTTGTAGCTAGTTGTTTTGTCAAATGCACCACTATAAGTTAATGAAGCTATATTTCTTACTTCTTTATAACCATCTAATTGTACGGCATTTGGTCTTGAATTCATCGATAAGAAATTCTTGTTGAAAGAATCTTTAATTATGTAACTTTCAGCTCCATTTCCTTGAGAAAAACAATTAAACCAATCTATATTTATTACAGCTGGAGAAATTGCAGTTTGGTTAGAATCTAAAGAATTACTTTGAACTCTAGATAAATGTTTTCCATCTTGTATTAAATAAGTATCTTGAGTCTCAAAAAATATCTCTGAATTATTTTCATCTGGATCTGTCTCGAATATTAAAAGACTTATTCCAGAAGTTATAGTAACCTTTGAATCCATAAATGAACTTCTTTGACCACTACCATTAACTATATTTTTTACTTTTAAATATAGCAAACCGTTATCTCTTACAAATTCATGAGGTAATGAGTCTTCAAAAACACCAAGTCCATTTGCTTCTGTTTCAAACCAATCTTCAAAAGTATCATAACTATCACTTGAAACAAATTGTTTTTTAAACTCTTCATTTGCTGGAGCTTTACCGTATTTTATACTAGTTATAGACATATCTATAAACGTACCAGGAGTTATCTTTATGTCTTCTATAACGCCAGCTGCGTTTTTATTAGAAAATGGACCTATATTTAAAAAAAAGTAATCACCATGACTTTCAGCATGATTCACTAAGTCATAAAAGTTTTTTTCTACCCCATCTATGTTTAAAGATCCATTTGCCTTTACTTTTATATATACTCCTTCTTTTTCTATTATATCTACATCAGAAGGATTTTTGTTTCCCTCTATAAAATCTTTTATTTTTGTTGCGTATTCTAATATCTGTATTTTTTCTATAGATTCAGATATTCCACTTACATTTTTTTTAACTATTATATAATCACCTTCCCTTACTTTTTGTTTATCTTGACCCTCAAGTCTTATCCATAAAAATGAATCTTCTTTATACGCAAATACACCATATATTGTTTGGTAATTTAACTTACTATCTTTTATAAATACCTTATATCTATTAGCCCATTTAGGTGGGTTACTATTTATTTGCATTTGTAATTGATTCTTTGTATAGCTACTATCAATAGGTATAAAAGAAGTGTTGTTTTTACTAGTTAATACAGTAGAATATCTTCCATCATCATCTAGATAAACAATACCAGCTTCATAACTCCTATTGGATTTACAACTAGAAAAAGCATTACCAGTTGAAAGATAAATACTAACAGTATCTTCTTTTATTATATAATATTCATTTCCAGAAGTATGTGATATATATGGTATCTTTATCTTTAAAATATTTGGATAACCAGAAGTTATTATTTCATATGGATAATAAACAGCTACATCACCAACCGGAACGGTATTAGTAAAGTCGTAATTAGAAAATTGATTTGTAGCAACTACATTTATGAAGTTTATAAACTCTTCTGATATAGATAAATCATAAGCTGTTTCATAGTCTTTATCTAAATAAAAAGACAAATCAGATAAATAATTACCAAAAAATGGAGTTAAACTACTAGATCTAAATGATATATTTATTATTTTACCACTTTTTAATTGTGAATCATCAAGAGTTATACTCAACGTATCGTTTTCTGTTAAAGTATTTGACAATGAAAAAGACAAGTCTATGTCTGAAAATTGTTGAGAAGTAAAACCTAATTCAAAATCAACATCTATTTTCTTTCCATCTAAATCAATTAAATCCCTTCCTTCAGTATAATTACCAAATATTAATCTATTACCAATAAACTCTTGTGATTTCGCTAATGTAGGTACGTTGTCATATAGTCTATTAACTTCGTCTTCTGGAAGTATAGAGTATATTTTGTTATTTGAAAACAAAAATGTTTTATTAGAATTATTTCCGTAACCTTCTTTTGATTTATTAAAATTATCTATTACGTATATATTATTGCTATTACTTTCTTTGAATAATAACTGTATATCGGTAACGTTTTTATCTCCAGTGTTAAATTTTATGTTTATAGCGTTAAACGAATTTACCATTCCATTGTTTTCTTGTGTAGAAAAATTAAATGAAAAATCAGATGGGTAAAATTGAGGGTTACTAAATGAAGACGAAGCGCTATACTCTCCATCTAAATATTTATATCTATATCCAAAAGAAAGAAACCTCTCTTTTATATTACTTTCTGTTCCGTCTCCAAATTGCGTAGGAGTACACGTAGGAGCTTCAAAAGGAGCTCTCTTATGTAAACTTATATCTTGCGTATTAAAATCATTTACAGCTAGTGATTTGCATCTATTTATGTTTATACATCTTATAGGATTCAAGTCGTCTGTCCATATCAATAACTTTTCTTTGTTAAAAGAATTATATATCACATTAACACCAGTGATTTTATATTCAGAATTGAAATTCAAAATATTATTTTCTGGAGATCTATTATCTGCTAATATAACAGATGTAGATTCGTTATTTAAAATATCGTATTCATATATGAAATTACCAATACTTGAAGTTACAAACCAATATATACATTCATTACCTTCATCAGTTACGCTTCCAATAGTTATTGCATCAGTTGGTATTGATAAATTCGTTAACTTATCAAATCCATTTGCTTTTTGAATAAGACCAACACTAGAATCATTTGAGTTTGTAACTAGTATATTTTGAGCATCTATATATTCTCCTTCTGGTATCAATCGAACATCGAAATCTTTGTTCATTAATCCATTTACAAAAGTTTTTTTTAACTCCATATTATTTTATCCAATTGCTTGCACCTCTCATAGATTGTAAAATTTCATCGTAACGAATATTTGACATTCTTATCTTGGTATTGTTTCTAATAGCTCTGTATTCATTCCTAGCTCTTTGAACTATATATTCTTGAACTCCGAACTTATTTGTAAGTATCTCGTATTTTATAAATTGGTATAAAAACTTCTCTGCTAATTTATTTACTTTTATCTCATCTTCGGATAAATCAGAAAGACCATCTGATAAATACTCAACAACAATTGTTTTACCCATAAGATCAGAGCTAAATCTCATAACTCCTAAGTTCTTATTTAAAACAAAAGTTCCGTTTTGATTAGCTGTTTTTCCATCCATGCCAAATCTAGCACCATATAAAAGATCATTGCTATCTTCTTTAGTGGTTTTTGGACTAGCGCTATTTATTTCTGTAGTAGAAGTACCTTGTAAAGCATCTCCATTATTATCAAATAATATATTGTAGTCGTTATCTTGAAGATAAGCGCTTACTATTCCAGATTGATTATTCTTTATTATCGGTCTAAAATTACCATTGTCATCAACCCAACTAACTCTAACATAATTTATAAAATCTTTTGGAACTGGTAATTGTAAATTAGTAGGTAACTCTAATTCTAAAGCCTTTACTTCTTTTGCCACATCATAATTTAACTCTTGCAATCCTCTTTTTGCGTGAAAAACAACTTCGTATCTTTTACAATCGTTTATTATTTTATCATCTCCAACATACATCATATAAAAGTTATTTATAATATCTTTTAATTGTGTATATTGATAACCACCCCAATTTTCATCAGATGGATTTACATTACTATTCTCATAATATTCAAAGTCTGTTATCTGAGCCATATCTTATTAACTTTTATTTTAAGTTTTCTTTGTCTTCAAGTGCTATAGCTGCTCCAACAATATCAGCCTCTCTTATATTTAATCCAGAGTACTTTAGTATTTTTACAATTAGTTTAAGTTTATCTTCAAAACCAACTTCAAAATCTTGGAATCCTTGTTTAGATTGATTGAATAATGGATTACCTCCTACCATTTCATATGTCCAGTTAGGGTCTTTAGGATTTCTAAAGTACATTAACTTAACATTTGTTTCTATTGTTTCTGGGTATACTTTATAATTATTATTGTATTTTATATATCCTGGATAAAAAACACTAGGACCAACTAAAGTGTTTGTTAAAAAATAACTTAATTTATCCCTTGGTATCTCCTCAATTTCTTTATCATTATACATCAATGTTATAGCTGTATATAAATCAGATGGAGCTTTAAATAAATCAGTTACTGTATCAAAAACAAGAGATGTTGGAGGAACTGCAAATACATCCATTCCTTCCTTTGCTTTTTTGATTATCTCTTTGTAATTTGTTCTTGAGTTCTTACCAACTAGACTCTTGTTGTAATCATAAAAATAATCATCTACTACCTCCTGTTGAGCTTGTTTAGCAAAAGTGTTAAACTGTAATGGAGTTATGTATCCACGGCTTTCTTTATTCAACACAAAGTCAACCATGTTTCTTACGTCATTAATCATAATAATATCTATTTTGTGCAAAGTTAATAAAAAAAAAGCACCCCCTTTCGAGAGTGCAATTGATTGTTATTATGTACAAAACACTACAACTTGTTTGAAATATCAGACAATACATCCATTCCTTCATCAGTTAAGAAAAATGACGCTAATGCAGAATAAGCATTCTCACCAAATGGGATAGTAATAATTCTTCCACCATCTTTTCCTCCCCAATTTACAGTACGTCCATCTGTACTTAATCTAATAATATCTAGCTGTACTGCTCTAATAGCTATGTTTCTAAATTTAACAGAATCATCATTCATTAAAGAATTAAACTCCTTTGGATTTCTACCAGCATAAATCAGCATGTCTCTTCTTAATTCAGAAGATGTCATCGTCTCAACTTTACTTTTAAGTAAAACTCTTGCTATTGCCTCTAAGTCTTCAATTGGCATTTCTTTAACAGCTATCTGAGCCTCTAGTTTAAATGTTAATTCATCATACTCTTCAGCTGCTTTTTCTTCTGCATCAAACTCAACGTATATAGACTGGTTGTCTGGATGATAAACAGATAAAAATCTTTGTAACTCTACTTGTTCTTTTTTTACTTGTAAAACACCATTCTCAAAAATAATAGGAGTTGAGATAGCATAACCATCTTGTTCATCAACAAATGGAGATGACTGGTTATCGCTCCATCTTAAAGCTTTATTGCTTCTTGTCTCTAAATCAAAATAAAGAAGTGGTTTGCTTTGTGAGTGTTTAGAACGCAACATATAAGTAATTGGTGTTGCGTTACCTTTTAAAAGATAAATTCTATCTTTAAATTCAAATTCTTTAGAAGGGACTTCCTTCTTTGCTACTGGTCTTGCCATGATTATATTATATTAAATTAAAAAAGCAAAATTACAAAATTAATTTAACAAGATATTTAAGTACCAAAGATGGGACTCGAACCCATAAAACTCTAGTTTCTAAGACTAGGCACTCTTCCAATTCGTTTTTACGTCACTTTGGTTTTTGTTTCAATAAGAAGACTTGAACTCCTATCTATAGGTTCGTAGCCTATTGTTTTATCCAATTAAACTATATTGAAATTTGGGTGATACACGAGAATCGAACTCGCATTTTCAGAGACACAATCTGACGACTTAACCGTTAGTCGAATACCACCATTTGTTACAATACCAAGACTCGAACTTGGACAGACAGTGTCAAAAACTGTTATGCTACCATTACATCATATTGTATTTTGTCGCATAGGCAGGACTCGAACCTGCAATCTCCCGCTTCCAAGGCGGGCACGTAACCAATTTTGTCACTACGCGAAATAAAAAAGCCACCCTAAATGGATGGCTCTAATTTTAAATATGTTTTATTTTACAATACTACACACTAGTTCCACCCAAGATAATATCTTGTTGCGGGTGACGTAGAATATTGATGTTTGTATTTTTCATAGTGCAAATATACAACTTTATTTTTAATAAACAAAAAACCACCAAAGCCAAAGCCTCAGTGGTTAAAAAAAAGAGAGTGTAAAGCACCAACAGTACACTACAAATATACAAACAAAAAAGGTAAACCGAAGTCTACCTTTAATGATATTAATAAACAAGTTATTAACTATTTCAATAACATGAAGTTATTTGCACCTAAAACAACCAAAGCTCTTTCAGATAAGAAGTTAACTTGCATAGCATCCAATTCAGAATTAGAAGCACCACCAGCAGATCCTACGATCCAAGATTTGTATTTTCTATCTTCTGTTTCAGATTTTCTGTAACGAGTATGTAAGAAAGGACGTTTAGCGTTTTTACCAAGAACTTGATCGTAAATTGTCATTGTTCCAGCTGGAACTAATACACCATCGATGTCAGAGATAGAACCTCTAGTTGTTGCATCGTTAAGGTATTTCCAATCTGTTTTGTAAAAATCGTAACCTAAGTTAAATCCTTTGAATCCAAGATTTAAAGCCATGTCTTGTTCGTTGTCAAACAATCCGTAAGAAGCTCCGCTTGAACCGAAGTTATTTTGAGCAGCTAATACAGTGTCAATCTCGAAAGATGTTTTTCTGTTTACAAACAATACGTTTTCTTGAATAGCTCCTTCTTTATCTAATACCTTGATGATATTTTCTAAGTCAACTCTTTCAGTAATAGCACCAGATCCTACATTTCCTCTATTTGCAATTTCATAGAAAAGACCTTTAGTTCCTTTGTATCCAGCAGAAGCAACAGCAGATCCAGCAACAGCAGGTTCTCCTTCTACCATAGACATTTCTAAGTAATCTTCAAAACGTAAACGAGTTTCATGCTCAGATTTCAAATACCAAAGGTATCCAGAAGCACCATTTTCAGTTGAAACTTCAATCCAACCAACTTGAGCCATATCAGAACCATTAACCTCGTATTTATCTTTGATGATAATTGGGTTAGTTTCTAAGATGTCAGACTGAGCCTCTAAAGATCCAGACATTCCGTTAGTTCCTTTTTTGAATTCAGAACCATAAACGAATACTTTTAATGCACTTGCAACTGAACTTACAGCAGCTAAATCAGCAGCGCTATAAGGAGCAACTGTAATTGTAACACCATCAACATCAATACCAGTTACTAAAGCTTTAACAGTAATAGCACCATCATTGATTACGATAGTTTGGTTTAAACGTACAGAGTGAGCAGCTGTAAAAGTAATAGTAGAAGCACTAGCTTTAGTTGCAGTTCCAAATACGTGAAGACGACCTTGTTCTGTCCATTTAATTAAGTCAGATGTAGAAGGCATTTCAGCACCTACTAGACGTAAGAAAGAAGCGATAGAACGATTTCCAAATCTCTCGAATTCTTTTTCGTAAAGATCTGGTAATTCATGTGACAAAAAGTCAAATGTACCTACGTAGTTAGTAGATAATGTAGCTTTAACTGGAGCTGGAGTTAAATTAGCAGCACCAGTAATAGCATTAGTTGAAAAATTTACAGCTTGAGCCATGTTTGTTGTTTTATTTTAATTATTATTTCCTTTTTCTTATTTTTATTCCACTTTCAAAATCATCGTTTGAAATCAATCTCATTTTAGGTCCATCACCTTTTTGACTTACATCCTTGTTATCTCTTACAGACATGCTTATATTCTTAGCGTCTTTTATAACATTATCAGTAGCATCTGACTTACCTTGCTCGTAAAAGAACTTAGCAAATCCATCTGGATCCCTAAACATAGCTAAAGATTTATGATATTGGTGTTCGTCTTTTAAAAACCCGTTTTCGTCTAGGTGTTTCGCAATAACTTTACTAATATCTGACTGGGCATTTTTAGTTTCTAGCACATCACTAGGTTTAAAAACCTGTTTCTTATCTCCTAGATTAAACTCAAAACCTTTGAATTCACTATTAAACAATCTATTGGTTTTATCTAAAAACACTTCCGTCTTTCTTTGAGCAGATTCATTATCTTTCTTTGAACTCTCAGTGTATTCTTGATAGAAATTAAAAGCTTTTTTATAATCTTCAGAAACTTCAGTATACCCAGACCCTAGATCTACCTTGTATTGTTCCTTCAAATCATTTAAATAACCTTTAGCTCTAAACAATTCTTCTTTTAACGCAACCTTTTTCTTCTTAATTTCTTTATCGTCATCAATATCTTCATCATAAGAATACTCTTCTTCTAATAGATATGCAATGTCATCATCATCAAGATGAGGTTTTGTTTGTTTGTAATATTCTTTAAGAATCGTAGAGTCATTTTCAGAACTCCAATCCCTATTTATCTTTAAATAGTTGTCAACACCAAACTCCATTAGTTTTTTAATGTCCTCTGGTAACTCAGCCTTTTCTTTTTGAGTAAGAGCTTCGTCTAGTGACGTATATTCTTTTTGATACCTTTCTTTTAAGTAACTTAACACTCTGGCATCATCAATATCTAAAGGAACTTCTTCAATTACTTCTTCGATAACTTCTTCGTTAACCACTTCTTCGTTTACAACTTCATCAACAGTTTCTTCTAAAACAATTTCTTCAGTTGATTTTTGTGACTCTTGTTCGTCACCTAATACTTTAAAAGTAAATCCTTCCATTATATTAAATATTAAATTAAATTTTTTGCAAAGTTATGAATATTTTAAATATCACCAAGCAAGCTTTCCATATCCATTAAATCTTCATCATCTTCATCATCCTCAAAGTCTATTGCATCTTCGTCTTTAGCTCTTTGATTAATCATTTTTGATTGCTGAGTAGCTTGTAACTTAGTCCTTTTATCTTTTCTGTCTTCTCTGTCTTTTTCCTTTCTTTCTAGAGAAACTAACTCACCTTTTTTTACATCGGCTTTAATACCTTGTTCAAGTTTTATTAATTCAGACTTCAATTGAAATTCGATTTGCATCTTTTCCATTTCGTTCTGATGCTTCAATTGTTCTAACTGGCTTTCAGATTGAGATTCTGCTTGAATCAATTGTAATTTAGACTGAGAAGTTGATTGAGCTAATTGAGCTTGAGCTTGTGCTTGTGCCTCATAGTTCTTCTTTTGATTTTCTTGGTCTTTCTCCTCTTTCTTTAATTTCTTAACCTTAAGTAATTGAGAAGCTATTTTAACATTCTTAACGTTTCTAATGTCTATTGCATCATCAATATCTATCTTACCAGCAGAAAGTGCGGCTTGTATATTCTGATTAAGCATCATTGTCTCTTCTTCATCTGGCATTAACTCTATGTAAATACCAAAATTGTATAAGTGAAGATCTTTTATTTTTTCTATAGTCTCCATAGAACTACCTCCAATCATATTTGCAAAGTCTTCTTTCATATCAGAATACTCTAACACGTCAGACATTCTATAGCAAATACACTCAGCTAATCTTCTAGTTGTAAAAATACCACTTTGCAAAATGTGTCTTGTAGCTGTATTTGAATTTAAAGCAGCTAATTTTTGAGTTCCAACTAAACTATTCTCATCTGGCATACTACCATCTCTAGCTTCGTTCAATCCAGTTACTGCCCTAATCATACCAACGTATTGATTATACATTCCTATAAGAGATTGTATCTTTCCATTTGCTCCAGACGCAGTTAATTCTTGAACTGGTATTTTACCATTATTAAACTCTCCGTCTTCAGTAGAGCTTCTACCTATTACACTACCAGTTTGGAAATATAAATTTAAAGCCTCTTCTGGAGTATATGTCATTCCATTACCAAGATTAATAGAGTTTAATCCATCAACATCTATGTATACACCATCTGGTTTCATACTAGATATTACTTGCTGTAACTTTAAATGTGTTAATTGTATTTGATCTGCAAAAGGAATCATTCTTTTAACTAAAGAGTCAATAGATCCTCTATACATTCTAGGAGCTGAAACAACATAGGGAGCATAAACTTTAGATATAGAAGACTTTGGTCTAACCATATTTTTCATTATATCCCACTTCAATATGTAGTTAGTTCCCAAAACAAGAACTCCTTCAAACCAAACGTCTATTCTTTTTGATAATTTCTCAAATTGAGCGTCATTTGCTTTTGGCCCTTGAAAAGAATCGTCTCTTTTTATTACTTTTTCACCACCATTATTGTTTTTCTTTTTCTTGTATACAATACTGGTATCTGTTTTAAATGCAAAGAATAATAATGAAACACCTTCGGTAGATATGTTTGCGTTATTTCCCCCTTGGACATTTTGATAGTTGTCAAACTGAGAAGATAATTTTGATATTTCTTTTATATCTTCTTGAGTTAAACTAGGATTTATTTTTTTTAATTCTGTAATGTTAACGTTTTTTACTTCTCCAAAGTAATAGCAATCTTGAAAAGTAGGGTCTTCCGTTGGAGACCAAATCATATTTGCTGGATCACAGTACTCTATAGATATTCCATTATGAGTATCAAAAGAATGTTTAGCTGCTGAAACACCAAGAACTGTTGCGTCTTCATCAATCCTTCTTTTAATTAAGTCGTAATTGTTTAGTTTAAAAACATTGTCTATAGCTTTTTCCTCAACAACTTCTATCTCATCTTTATAGAATTCCATATGAAGATCTAATTCCTGTTTATTTCCAGGCATTTCTTCTTCTGGTATTGGATACATATCTAACTTTAAAAGTTCTTTAGCATCTTTTAAAATCTTCTTCCCATATACGGCTTTTTCTAATTGAAATTTGTACTCTCCTTTTTTAATTGAAGACATACTATCTATAGCTTCTGCTTTAACTTCATATTGTCTACTAGACATTCCGTTTACAACTATATCTACAAACTTAGGTATAATAGGCACTGGAGTCCAATCTACATTAAGATAAGATATGTCTCCATTGACACTCATTTCTTTCTTGTATTTCTGAACAGACTGCTCTCCTTTTGCGTATAATCTTAACTTATGATAATGATCTCTATTAGTGTAAAACCTAGATCCATTAGATGCTGTTTTTCTAAACCATTCTGATTGAATAGCATGAGCTACATTTCTACCATATTCTTCACTTAATTTAGTTGTGTCATCCGCCAACTGATCTGGAAAATAAACATTAGGTAATGAAAAGTCTTTAGTCATATTATTTTAATAATTCGCTTTGTAATCCTTTATTGGAATATCTTGCAAAATTAAACATTATTTCTTTATTATTTCTAATGGGCTTAGTAATAAAAGATTGATTCGCCATTACTGCAAAACCACTACTGATAGATGCATCAAATTTAGTTCTGTTTGATATATCGTAATTTGCCCAGTCTAATAGCGTTCTATTAAAATACATATTACCAACATTACCAGCCTCTCTAAATTGACCGCTATAGTCTACACCAACATATTGATTTATGTAGGCCTCAAGCGCATTAGCGTGTAACTCAATTACTTGCATAGAAGAAGGTATACCTCCTAGTTCTTTTTCAGAACTACTTAAATCATTTTTATGTTTATCTGGTCTTCTCATGCAGTACTTATCATAACCTCTATTATAAAAATACTTTAATTGACCAACTTTATTATTCTCAATTAATATAGGCATGCCATAAAATACACAAGCCATTAAACAGTCTTCATAAAACTCTTCAGCCGTTCTTGGTCTAGCTATGTACTCAAGAAAAAAGAAATTACTTGGGGCATCCTCCATATTAAACTTTGTCAATCCGTGTAAAGAACCTTTAGATCCTCCACCACCAACTACTCCAGATATGTCGTATGTGTCGCAACCAAAAGCTCCTATGTGAGTATTAGCTGGGTATTTTCTTCCATTCTTAATCTCAATATTATTAGTCATATCTTTATTTGGGAACCAGGTGATTTTAAAGTTACCATCTTTACTTGGTATCCATATTACTTCTGTATCCCTAACACCATTCTTCCAAATAAACTTACCAGTGTTTACTATTTGGTTTATTTCTAATCCATCATTATAATCTATTTGCTCGTATATTTTAGATAAATCAAATAAAGAGTTCTTAGCCTCGTCTCTGAATGCGTGACTCTCTGTTCTTGGAAATTGTCTATAGAACTCGTTTAAGGCATCAGAATTGCTTTTTAAGGCGTTAACTTCGTTTTCCCAGTAATCTATAACACCTGTGTAAATAAAACCTCCCTGAACGTCTCTAATCGGTTTCTCTGGATTTCTAAATACTGGATGTCCATATATATCTATATAACCCTCAAAATTCCATTCCATAGGTATAAATAATGAATACAGTCCAGTTAGTGTCTGACCATTTGCGTTTCTTTTATTAACATCTGAATCATAGTATAATGATTTGTAATTACCTCCTCCTTTAGCAATTGAGTTTGAAGTAGATCCCATCATACATTTACCAATTATCCTTCTACCTAAACGCAAACAAGTTTTAGTAACCCTCCAGTTATTTAATATGTTATTAGGAACATCCCACTTACCACTTTCATCGTGTACAAGACGCATTAATTTTTCCCCATCATAACTATTGTCAGATGTATTCTTCCAGTCGATAGTAGTGTCTAATCCGTCTATATCATCTTTTAAAGAAGACATATTATTCTTTGTTATTTTTGAAGCTGGTACTCTATAAGCTAACTCTGTCTTTGGCTTGTCCATACCGTCCATAATTGGCTTAAAGAAAAATGGATAGTTACCAGATATAGGAACTACTTTATCAGTGAACATTTTCTTAGCATCTGTACCAGTCTTTGATAAAATACCAAGTCTACTATCTCTTGCAAGTGTAGCAGTGTTAACTAACTCAGCAGCAGACATAAAGGAAAATCCAGAACGTCTATTTTTTAAATAGCACATGCCATAACTCCTTTCATCAGCAACACATCCCTCCCAAAAAATATAAAATATTCTATTAGCCTCTCTAAACTCAGCATGGCCGACATCTATCTTAGTCCACTGTAAATACATATAATGAGTACCAGTTAAGTATGTAGGGACTCCATTATTATAGAACCAAAACCCTTCATCTCTTCTATCGAATTCGCTTTCTATATAATCTACATATTTGTTTTTGAATTCATTACTATGTTCATTCCACTGAAACACAGATGTTATTTTTTGAAGTTCTTTAGGGTATTCAAAACAAGACCAATACTGATCCTCTTTCTTTTTGTCTCTTTTGTATATATTTTTAGGAGATGAAGGAAGAGCTATATGAAATCCTTGAATGTCATATATCTCTCCTATTGTACCATCTTTAGATATTACAACAACATCGAATTCTGGATTATATCCATACTTCCATTCTTTTTTCTTGTTTAATCTATCTATATCTTTTAGATCTATTTTATTTACTACCTTAAAAATACTAAGATCTTCCTTTACTTCTTTTTTCTGCGAATGACTGGAATTTGACTTCATCTACTTCTTCTTTTTGATTTCCTTCTAACATATTTCTCTCGCTCTCTATTTTAGTTAAAATATAAAAAGCATCATCTAAAGCTGTCTTCTTTGCTAAAACAGCATTCCTCATTTTATCAGCTGATATGTCATCTAAAGAATCATCAGATATTATTTCGTCAGCTAGAACCTTAATCAATTCTATTACAGACTTGTAAGCAGCGTCTATAATTTTTTCTTTTAATTCGTTGTGATCGTATTTCATATTTCATTTAATTCTATTACGACATCTCTATCATACATCCTATATATCTTTTCTCCATCTACTTCAAATTCGTATTCGCTATTTTTAGTGAACGCAACAAAGGAGCCACTTTTTAAGTTTAAATTGTCTTCTTGTTTTTTACTTGGATATACAATAACACCTATGTGCTTTTCTTCTTTATCAACAGAGTATATTGCACTACTTTGTATTTTAGCTATTGGTTTTACAAAACAATAATTCAAATGAGATTTCCATATACCTTTTGATTTATATAAATAAATTCTATCTGGATTAACTATGTATAAGTCACCTCTAAAAAACTCTGGTGATTTAGTTTGCCTTCCCTTCATGTCGTGATACGTTCTAAATATATTATGATGTACAACAACTACATCACCAACAGAAATACTTCCGTTATAATATATAGGCAATTCAATAACAAGAGCTATTCTATTTACGTATTTAGCTAAATCTAAAGATGTGTTTACTACTAAATCAACTCCAGATACTTTAGTCGTGTTTTTATATTGCTCTCCAATAGGAGACAGTATAAAGCTAAATGGAGACTTCATTAAAAATTAATGTTAAACTCCAATACCATTGGAACATTATAGTTTATTTCTTTCCAACATAGAACTACTTTGTCTAGTTCAATCCAAATTAAAATACCAGTCTCAGTTCTTTGCATAGTATGTATAACATAATTACCTAATACAGATTGACCAAGAACATAGTGCATAGAATTTTTATAGTCATTTCCTATGCTGACTTTTCTTATTTCTTGCATTTAATTAAATTTTAAAAGCCACCTGTAAGAGATGGCTTGTTTTTATTATTCTTTCTTTTCTAAAACGGTAAATTCTCCAGTTGAAGTATCGATATTAATATCTCCATATTGTTCTTTTAAATCTGATTTAAATAGGTTAAAATCAGTTTCAACTTGTTTAATTTGAGACATTACATTTTCTTTTTGTAATTCGTATTGAATTGTTAAAGATCCAATGATTTCAGTTCCTTTTTTAAACTGTTCTTCAAATGCTTTCAATTTACTTAACTGATGATCTGTCACTTTGTTTTCGATCATCTCAGATATTTTTTCTTTTTTCATATTAAAATTATATTAGATTAATATGCAAATATAATCTTTTTATTTAAAAAAACTTATATAATCATTTATTTTTGATTTATATCTATATAATAAATAAATTAAAATTACAGGCAGTAATAACCAAAGAAATATTAAGTAGTTATTTTTTTTCTCTGTAACCTTAACTAACGACTTTTTAACATCTAATCTTTTTACGTTTAACTTTTTTACAGAAGATATTTTGTGTGTTTCTTTAGTTTTGTCTGCCTTATATAAGTTGCTTTTTTTATTTTTTATTATTACATTTTTAAACGAAACACCATTTATGACCATTGCTTTTGATGTGTCAGCTTGTTTATATTCAATATCTTCAATGTTAAAACTTGTAACTACATTATTTTCTTTAATATATACTTCATCAGTTTTCACAACAACTGAGCTATCAACTTTAATTTCATTGTTTGTTTTTGATATACTTACTTTTCTTGATCCGCAAGAAACTAATAAAAATACACTAATAATTAATATAAGATGTTTTGCCATTTTTTTTTGTTGCTTTAAGTACTTGCTTACGTTGTTTACCATTTGACTCGTATGATACATGAACCCAATCTGGATTTTTATCATTGCCAAACTCATAGATTAATTGATCAAATATAAGGTTATTTTTTATCCAATTAAAAACTTCTAAATTAGTAATGGAAGTTCCATCCATATCAATATCAATAGCCTCTCCAGTTGAATGTTGAGATGTCTTACTAGCTCCTTTGATAGAAGCGTTTAAAGCAGAACTTCTGTATCCAGAACTTATACGTATTGGCGTGTTAAAATGCTCTCTAATTGGTTGAAAGATATTCATAGCTAATTTTTTCATGTTAGCAGTATGTTCATCTGTAGGCATATTATTTATACCATTTCTTTTTGCAGATTCACTTCTTATCATTTCTGATAGGGATAGGTTTTTAGATAATTGCATTTAGTTAGTTATTTCGTTAACACTTGACTTGATTTCTTTTGCCCTATTAAATGCTTTTTTTAAAAGTACCCATATATCTATTTTAAAAGATTCCTCTATATTTTCTTTAACAGACACTAGTTCTACAAACATTAAAAGAATCGAACATATTTTTGTAAACATATATTCAAATCCAAAAGTCTTTTTGATAAATTCATTAAATACAAAGTGGTCCATAACAAATAATAATATTATACATATTTCATACAATGTCATTTTACTTATTACATTTGAAAACTTTCTACTTCTTATACTTTTCCACCCTTCTAATTTAATGCTTTTAAATATTCCAGTAAATGTGTCTAAAGCTATTGCAGCTCCTACAGATATTAACAACCCATATATTGGAACAAACATTAATAACACGGATGCGAATAAGTAATTTATATACTTCATTTTTTTATTTATTAGTATTTTTTTATTTACAAAAATAATCATTTTTTTTAAGGTGTAATTACAATGTTTCCTGTAAATAACGGACCAGTTATCATTACTGGGTTTACCAATAACTCAATCTGACTCTCTATATTTTTTTTCATTTGGTCTAGCTGAGAAAGTTTAACTTCTTCACCTTCTTCTAATACAGGGACATGTCCTAATATCGTTTCTAACCACCCTATCACGTCTGATTCAGTAATGCCATCATAAGGAGTGAAGTCTTCAGGGTTTGGATCTCCTACATTGGTCATACCGTAAGTTTCTGCCGTTACTCCACTTTCGTTTGTTCCTCTGTATCTCCAGTGAACTACTTTAATTACATCTTGTAATCCGTTCAAGCTAACAGCTCTTTCTACTGATGAAATTGTCCAATTAAATGTTGTCATATTTTTATTTATTTTCTAATATAGTTAACCTTTCGTTTAATGATTGTATTAAGTTTTGCTGTTCTTTAATTGCGTTAATTAAAGTTACGAATATAGCTTCTTTGTCAAGTCCTAATCTGATTACATCTTCTTCACCGTCTTTTGTTTCAAATTCTTTGATTAAATCAGGCATTACTTTTTGAACTTCTTGAGCTATGAATCCAAATTGTTTTCCTTGTTCAATTGTATCGTTTTTCCAATTATAAGTAACAGGTCTTAGTTGTAATATCTCACTTAAACCATAACTTAAATCTGTGATTTCGTCTTTTAATCTTTCATCTGATGGGTTAGTACTTGTTAATGTTCCAGCGTTTGAGTAGACTATTCCAGTCCCTAACGTTGAAAATTTTGCTGCTCCTTGAGTAAAAAGATAAGATATGGCAGAAAAAACCATTGGTGTATATACACTTGTTTGTCGATTAAAAGTAAAAAAATCTCCCGTTATTGGATTAAACTCAAAGCCAGCTGCTCCACCGTTTGAAATAGTAAGTTTATTAGGAGGTGTTGTTGTTCCTATTCCTATATTCCCCGTAGAAGTGATGCGCATACGTTCTGTGCCAGTTCCTGTATCGAATGCTATTGCTGGATATACAGCACTACTTGAACCACCTCTAAAAGTTATTACCTGATTAGTAGCATCTGCTTTTATTAACAATAAAGGATTATTTGTATTACCACTTAAACCAAAACCAGCTAAATCCCCAGTTGAACCAGCCGCAAGGGTATGTTGTTTGAAACTTGGAGTAGTATTTCCAATTCCTACGTTGCCATTTGATAAAATAGAAATCGGAAAAATACTATTTAAGTTATTCTTAATATAAAATTCTCCACTACCTCCTAATTCAAAAGAATAATCTGAAAGGGTACTTCTTGTTAATCTAAATAAATTAAAAGAATTTTGTTTTATATGAAGTGAGGAACTTGGACCAGTAATTCCTATTCCTACATTACCAGAAGGCATTATTCTCATTAACTCAGCAGAAGGTCCAATTGGATTATTACCATAAGGAACTCCAGTTAATGTTGCATCAAAAGTTAAGGCTACTCCTCCAGATGCGTTTTTAACACCTACCTTCCAAGACTTTTGATCACTTCCAGCATCTCCTGATAAAGCTAATCCACTACCAAAGTTTATAGAAGTATCTTCATAGAAAGTATTAGCAAAAAAACTTTTCATTGTGAGTATACCAAAAGGAGTCGTTGTTCCTATTCCTACGTTACCACCTGATGGGTTAATTACTAAATTAGAATAACTTGTTCCAGCTATTAGAGGCTGTATAAAACCATAGTCTGATGTTGTATCATAACCTATAGTTATTTTTTTATTTATGTTTGCTGATCCTCCTACTGCAAATTGCGCATTTGCTCCTGTAATTCCATTAACATCTGAACTTATATGTAGTTTGTTTACTGGAGCAGTTGTTCCAATTCCAATAAATCCAGCCTGTGTAATTCTCATTACATTAGCGCTGTTCATTTGGAAATCTAATGGCTGGTTTGTGTTACCTACGTTTATTCTAGCAAATCCAGCTGTTGTATTTGGTAGTAATTTTATTTCAGTACCTCCAGCTCCAGTAGCTTCTATTGTTAACGTTCTTCCTCCTCCACCTGACATTTTAATATTCCCACTAACATCCAACTTTTCTGCTGGTATTGTTGTACCTAATCCTAATCTATTATTTGTATCATCCCAAAAGAATTGTGAGTTATCTTGTTGTAGCACTCCTCCAATTCCAGCAAATAATACAGATCCAGAAGTTGCGCTTGTTATAAGTCCTCCTATTGACATTGATCCAGCTACAGTAAATGTTCTGTTAGCACTTAGATCTTGCGTAACACCGTTTATTGTTAATGTTCTTGAAGTTGGTACACCGCCTAGCCCAGTTAATGTCTGATCCCCCGTATTAGTGCCGCTTAAATTAGATGCGCTTATACTAGAGGCGAATATAGCTCCATCTGCGCTTGTTATATATCCAGTATCACTAATTGTTAGTTTATCAAATCCATTTTTTGAAACTGTAAAAGGTAAACCTGTTGACTCAAAGTGGTTTTCTAAAACTAAATTCCTTCCTGTTCCAAAATTATAAAAATAATTTCCAGTTCCTATAGAATAGTTAGTAGAATAAATACCAATAGCTTCAGAATAATTTCCATAATTTCCAGATCGTATACCATACCCATTGCTTTCGTTATTTGAAGAGATATTTATACCAGAAGAATCATTTTGTAAATACATACCTACACCTCCAGAAACAATGTAAGATTTTATATTTATTCCAGAACCTACTTGATTAAAAGTTTTAGTACCAGTTATATTTTCGTTACCAGTTTTATGCACAACGTTAGCGTCGTCAGCTGGTGTATATCCTAATATAGTAGGCACGGTCTTTGGCGTCCATAATAGCGCTGACGTATCATAAACTAATACCTCATTATTATTTGGCGAAACTGCTGATACATTATGCAGCTCCTCTAGTTCATACCCGTTGTTTACCTTAACAAATATTTTTCCGTGTATTGCATGCGCATACTCCACAAATCCAATTATTACAGTATGTATAGGAGCAATTGGTTTTATGTTAGTTATTCTACCAGCAACAGTTCCGCTAAGATAAAGTATATCACCATCTAGCCATGTCTCTCCCTGTAAAGAACCAGTTGTATTTATTTCTCTGACCTGCCCACTTGTAGTTATAAATCCTTCTTGATTTATTAATATTGTTTCAGTTACCAAACCTAATGTAGCTGCGCTATCTAAGTCATTATCTGCTTGAGCTAAATCAACTTTAGGTCTTTGCCCTTGCGCTCCAGTAACTCTTACCGCTTGGTAATTTGCTTCTAGCAATGTTATATTACCAGAGGTTTTATTTACAACCCTTGCAACAGTCTCTTGCCCTATTTGTAATGTTACACTTTCACCTTTCAAGCTTAAATTTAAAGTACCATCCGTATCGTTCCAAGCTAGACTACCTACAGTAGTAGGAGGAACTGTTGGCGTTGTATCAAATTGTATATTACCAGTCGATAATCCGTATTCGCCTAAATTAACATTACCTGTGGCGCCTGTATACGGAACAAATACTCCAGATCCAATATCTGATAATAATTGGACTCCAGTTCTGTACTTAACAGCTCCTCCATCTGACACTAAAAACTTATCTGTATCTAGTGTAGCATTTGCTATTTGAGATAGATTTAAAGATCCATCTACTTCAACCGAAGTTTTTATTTTCATGTTATCCTATTTTCTTTACTAGTACTCTAATACTTCCAGTTGCTGGTGCCGTTGTGAATGACACAACTACTGTATTGACTGCGTTTCTAGTTACATCTGATATTACCGTTTCTTTTGTTATGAAGTCATAAAGACTAACCTCTACGTCAAGTGAGTTCAAGTTGTGTGTCACTGTATAACTTGTTGCAACTCCATTTCCTATTGTACTTGCGTAAGAGTACTCAGAGTTGTTAACCGATAGGTCTACATCTCCATTTACATTTACTACCGTTACAGATCCATCTGCTGAAGTAATTGAATTTACTGGAGAGTCTCCGTCTACATAAGATATAGGATAGAATACTCCATCATTAGCCTGTATCTCCCACTTGTCCGTAGTCTCATTCCATCTTAATGATCTATTTGGGTCGTCCCCTCTCTCTACCTCAATACCAGCATTCTCTGTAGCAGTACCAACTGCGTTGCTATTTAAAGTAATTATATTGTCAGCTAATAGTATCTGCTCAGTATTAACAGTAGTTACTGTTCCGCTAACTGTAAGATTGCCTCCAACAACTAAGTCGTTTGTTATTGTAACATCGTCTGGTAAACCTACAACTATCTCAGATCCGCTTTCCGTGATCTGAATCTCATTGGAAGTACCAGCTATAGTAATAGAGTTAGACGCTCCTAGGTCATCTGTCAAGAAAATAGAAGCTGAGTTTGTTGATCCAGCTCCAACTGATATAGTATACGTCCTACCCTCAAAAGTCTCTGTAGCTGATGTTATGCCAGTTATGTGACCAAATGAATCAAGAGTTATATCTTGTATATAGGTTCTTCCAGAGTTATTTACAGATGTAGCTGGGTTAGTAGCTGGGTGAGCTGTGAGATACCTACCATCTAAACTTACCGTTAGATCAGCTAACGCACCGCTCCTACCAAGAGTAAGTGTTCCATTGGCAGTAGAGAATGCTAATTCATCAACATAGTTATCTGTGTCTTGTATTGCTACCCACTGAGTACCATTGTAAAAGTATATTTTTTTATCTCCAAGTGTAGAGTCAAAGTATATCTGTCCCTCTTTTGGTCCAGATGGAGGTGTTCCCAATGGATGAACTACTACATTCTGTAATTCATTACCAGTTAAATCTAAGTTACTTAAGTGTTTCATTTATCTTAATTAATTGAAGAATGCCTTACCAGAAAATGATGAGGTAAATCTTATTATTACTGTATTTAGTGAGTTATATTCTATTTCTCCAACAACAACGTTATTTCCAGAATCTACTATTGAAATTGACGGATACTTTTTTAAGTTATGAGTAACATCCCATTGATTAGAAGCTAAATTTTGAGAGTGTACAAAGTTCTTATCTAATTCTTTATTATTTGGTATTGTAGTAACTCCATATATCTTAGTATCCTCCATTGAACCATTTGCCTCAACAAGTTCTAATGATAAATTATAAAACGTTAAATTACTTAAATCTTCTACTACATCTAATAATTTATATATACCAAATACATTTGGATTAGATGTATCAGCTATCATTATAGTATTACCAACAAAAGCTTCTAATATATCAACTATATATTTTAATCCACTATTCTTCTCACTTACTTTAAGAGTTGTAATTGATGAAAATAAAGGTGATTGAGTTAATGTAGTTACAGAACCCACTGGTCTATCTCCTACAAATGTTTGGTAATATTTAAAGTTTATTTGGTTTACAACTCCTAAAATACCCGACTCATTAAAAAAATCAGCCAGGTTCTTAGGTGTAAAGTTTTTAGTTATTCCTCCGCTAAAATCAGTTCCGATCCATTTATCGTTTTCAGTTATAATTGGATCTATTACATAGGTACTTATTCTAGCCATTTAATTATTTTTTGTTTTTTGTATTATTAACCTTTGCGCTAACTAATCTTAAATTAGATTTATGATTGCTACCTCCATCAGCTAGTGTTTTCTTATGGTCCACTACATAACCATCTGGTATATTGTTAAATTTAGAACGAGCTTGAACCCTAGCCTTCTGTTTTGCTTTCTCAGATGGAGTGGAATTCTTTTCTTTTTTATAGGCTTTGCCATCTTCAGATTGATTCCATTTTTTAGATGTTATCTGATGTTTTTTTCTAGCCTCTGGATTTTCTCTATAGTATTTAGCCGTTCTACCTAATCCCATTATTTTTTCATTTTTTTAGCTATAATAGCAGCGTCTCTATTTTTAAAAGAATGCGGTGAATTTTGACCTTCCCATTGTCCTTTTCTTGAGAACTCGTTACTCTCGTATTTACTTCCATTTTCATCATTTAACTTAACACCTTTTAGACCTAAGTTAAATCCATGAGTGTAATCCATACTATCTTTCTTTGTGGCTGGATAATCAGAATTTATACCCATTCCTTTATTGTTAGCGGAATTAGCTTGTCTAAATAAAGTGAATTTAGGTTTTACAACTTGTTTTTTATTTACTTTAGGTTGTATCATTTTTATTTCTTTTTAGATTTAGACGCTATCATTTTTAAGAATGCTATTTGCTCTTTGCTTTGAACTTTCTTACCCTCTGATTTCTCGTGTTTCATCATAGCTTTTTTAGAAGCGTATTTTTCTCCAGTTTCTTTCTCAACTACTTTTTTAGGCATAGCCTTTTTAACAACTGCTTTTTTCATAATTATTTGTTTTTATATTTTATCTACAACCTTGACCGCAAGCGCTTGAGTTTTTTTGCTTGCCAGTGTCAGAAGCTCCTTCAATTGATTGATAACTCTGTTTTGTTGGGTTATAATATTTCTTGCCCGGGTTCTTTTCTTCCCAATCTTTAACTTCTATTTTTTTTATTCCCTCTCTTAAATTAATATCCATTTTCTTCATCTCTCTTTTTGATGTTGATTTTGGAGTTGCTTTTGGAGCTACTATTTCAATTTTAGCCATTCCAGCAGCTTTCAATGGCAAGACTTCTGTCAAACTTCTTTCTCCATATTTTTTAACAATGGTTTCTTTAGGTTTTGTAGATGACTTAACTTTTTTTACTGAAGGTTTATTTTCTTTAACAAATGTTTCTCTAGTAATAGGCTTTCTTTTTACCTGAGACTTACTTTTTAATTCAGAACTCCAACTCTGATTAAACGTTCTAGCTCCAGTTTCTGGGTCTATAGTTATCTTTGTTTTAATAGGTGGATCTATCGCCATAATTATTATTTTTTATTTTTACCAGCTTTTGACAATGCAATAGCTACAGCTTGTTTTTGCGGCTTACCACTTTTCATTTCTACTCTAACATTATTGCTTATAACCTTAGAGCTACAACCTTTCTTTAACGGCATAATTTTATTTTTTATAAAATAATTTATTTACTAATAAGTTAGGATTATTTAATGCTTCTTGTCTAGCTTCGCATCCGCAACTTGGAGATACTTTTTTAACTAATGCTTTTATCCCAGAATACTTTGTTAGCTTTCCTATTGAGTCACCTAATCCTATTGATCTTTTAACCATA